GTTTCCCAGTCACGATCGAGCGCGTAAAGCGTGAGGTGATAACCATTGAACACGGCAAGTACTACCGCACACGTGATGGGCGGAAGGTTGGGCCTATGGAAGAGGAACAAGACGGGGATTTTATGGCAGAACATCCTGATAAGGGAGGTTACTTTACTGCCTCGTGGAATCCAAATGGAAAAAGATGGATGAAGGAACCAAATCTCGACCTCATCGCAGAATGGGGCGATGAAACCCGCGACCCCGAACTAACCAGCCCATACGGTGACGGCAATCATCCTTTGCCTGATGTGACCAGCGCATCCGAATCCCCCAAGACGTGGGGCGAGATGAGCGACGATGAGAAGGGGGCGAGCGCCACCATGGAGGCTATCGAGTATATTGACGAGGTATTTGATAGTAACCTTGCGCAACGAGTTCGCGACGAATTGGGCATCAAGCCTGAACCAAAGCGCGAGACCGTGGTTATGTATGGTGGAACGGAAAACAACGGAAAGAGCTGGGGGTTCTACACTACAGGTGCCAATGATCAGCGATGGGACATCACCTTCGACACCATCGACGGTGAACCTGACATCAGCAGCATCAAGATGGAGCGGGTATGATAGCCCCAATCTACAACTACCCCGCGCCAACCAGAGCCATGGAGGACGCCCTACGTGGCGCTCTCCTACACCTATCACGACAAGAGGGACACCTAGACAGCCTCAACCGCCCTATCCTAGTCGAAGGGTTTCGATACGAGCGTAGTGTCATGGATCTTGTCCAACACGTAGCAGACGAAGGCGGCACCACTTGGCATGATCGCGGGCCTATCGCACGTAAGCTTGCAGATGACCTTGGCTATACCGCCAGCGCCAACCTAATGGCCGCTGTGCGTGAGGCCGTGTCGCAGGGGTTGTTATCGGCTACTGTGCGGGATGGCGAGGGGTGGCTTATGTGTGAGCCTTATGGGTTCGAAATGTTGGAATTGTACGAGGGGATGGATGATGAGTGATGGGATAAAGATAGTGTGCCCAAAGTGTAACAGATCTACCATTACTCCAAGGTGTGATTATGACCCACTTCATGCCGTGGAGCTACATGGTATAGTATGCCAAAACTGTGACAATGGAGAGTTTGATATGCCGGAGTATATCGACAAAAATGGAAATTATATTTGCGAAGATCCACATGACAAAACTTGAAGCACTAACCGAACTGGCCGCTAAGGTGGAGGCGGGTGAGTGGAGTAGTCGCAGGCAGTTGGCGACGGACGCGGGCTTTGACCTTGAAGCTATTATTGACGCTGTTCGCGCCTACCACGGCTCACTCGACGCAGCCAATGCGCTGCATGAGGCTGTGTTGCCGGGGTGGCATTGGAGTATGGAAAGTGAGGATAAGATTTGTGCGGTTTACAAGAACCCTATGAACGATGACGGGCATGCGCACTTAGGCAAATCACCTATACCCGCCCGCGCATGGCTCCTCGCTATCATCCGCGCCCTTATCGCGCAGGAGGTAGATTTGAAATGAGTTGGGGCAAAGGAAGGATAGGCGTTCATCAAGTTGACACGAATGAGATCAGAGATATGTTCGACGCATGGCGCGGATATATTAAGCACCCTGATTTGGTTGATCGAGTACGTGACCTCATTGATGAGATTGAGAGGCTGCGCAACCTACAAGCCCTACAGCGCCTAGCCGACGCGGATCGTGATTTAATTTAGCGTGACGTGCATTTTCTTGTTGACCAACACCGCCGCAACAGATAGTGCGGGTTTAACAGATAGGAGATAGACAAATGACCATCGCAGCAACAAAAGCCGAACTCAACAAGGCAGGCGTACCTAACTGGGCAATTGATCTTATCGACGGGCCGAACGGTAAAGAATTTTCTGTATCGTTTGATGTGCTAGAAGACATGGCTGACCCCGAAGTGATCCGTAATATGAATTACGTTCAAACGGATAAGGGACTTTGCTTCCCGATCTAAATACTAGTGCGATTAAAGCTTGACCAACACCGCCGCAACAGATAGTGTGGGTTTAACAGATAGGAGATAGACAGATGACCGCACGCGAAATCAACAAACAGTACGACGAAATGATTGCAGAAGTAACTGGAACAAGCGCACAGCACAAGGCAACCATTAAGATGATGGAAGAGTGGAGGAAGGAAGCACTACAGGATGCAGAAGACGCTTGATAGACGAGAGTGGATGGTGATGAGAAAGTTGTCGCAGATGGGATGCGACAACTTGTCAGATGAAGAGATTGAAAGGTGTTTATCTGGATGTGTGGCTGCGAATAAGCTTACAAAGATAGCTAAGGAAATGAGAGATGAAGAGAGGCTAACAATCGAAAGTATAGTGTCATTTTATTAATAACACCCCGCCCTAACCGGCGGGGTTATTTGCACCAGATGCCCAAATCGTGCTACCCATGATGCAACTAGGGGGTAAAACCTGAATGCAGGTTGAGGTATTTTGATGGCAAACACAATCCCAGATCATCCAACTAAGTTCAAACCTGGCCAGTCAGGCAATCCGGGCGGTAAGTCTAGTGAACACCGCAAGGCCGAAATCAAGGCGGCTGAATTAGCAGCTATGGTGCAGGCCGATCTGGTTGAGGCGCTGTATAACACGGTTAAGGATGCAGAGGGCGATGAGCAACGCCTAGACGCTATCAGGTCGGACGTCTTGAAGCTACTCAAGGACAGCCAAGATCGCGGCTTCGGATCGCCTCAACAGCACATTGACAACACGTCAAGCGATGGCAGCATGACGCCCGTTGCGCAGTCTGGTGACGCGGTGCTGGATGCCCTTAGTCGCAAACATAACCCTGAGAGCGGCGCATAGAGCCACACACGGGCGAAACGGCTTAAAATGACCCGACATACCTTAGAGGTCGCTTCGCCGCTGTACGGGGCTTATATGGAGGCTCCTTGAAATGGGAACGATAACCGCTTATATTTACAGGATGTGGTTATAGGGGTTCCCATTGGCTTTTGAAGTATACGTAATCAAGAATACTAAAAACGATAAGCTCTACATCGGCGTAACGACCAAAGGTGTTGATAATAGGTTCAAGCAGCACGTGTGGCAGTCCCGAAAAGGTCGTAAGACTTCAGCCTTGTATTTCGCCATGAATAAATATGGTTCAGACAGCTTTTACGTCGAAAGGCTGTGTTCTTGCGATACGTTTGAGGAGATGAACGACATGGAGGTTAAGCTCATTGCCGAGATGAACACGTTATCTCCAAATGGATACAATTTGACTAGCGGCGGCGATGCTGGAACGTTTTCAGAAGAGCTTAAGTTGAAGTGCTCTAAGGTAAGGTCCGGCGAGAAACCTCATAGAAATACTGTGAGGGCGATCACTGATAAGTGGGCAGATCCTGAATGGCGCGAAGCTCAAAGGGTCCGTATATCACAAGGCATGTCTAAGAGTGAAAAAGCTAAGGCCGCGCGAGAGGCGCAAAAAGGCGTGCCCAAAACAAGTGACCACGTCAAGGCTTTGAGGGCTTCAAGGGCTACTAAAGTTCAGTGCGTAACTAACGGGATGGTATTTGAGGCATTAGTAGACGCCGTATCATGGCTTAAAGAAAATGGGTGGCCCAAGGCAAGTCACTCTAAAATATTGAGGGCTTGCAAGTCTGATAGTTACAGTGCCTACGGCTTGAAGTGGAGGAAAGTATGAGCTTGAGCGCCTCTGAGATTGCCACGTATCGAAGCGATTTTTTAGAGTTTGCCAAGTACATGTTTCACGAAATGCGCGGCGCTCCTATGAAGGAGGCCGAGTTTCACAGGGACATATGCGACAAACTGGAGCGGTGTGTACTTGGTAGCGTGAAGCGCCTTATCATTAACATTCCGCCACGATCTGGTAAGACTGAATTTGCCGTTAAGCTGTTTATGGCTTGGTGCATGGGTAATTGGGCAGATTCTGAGTTTATCCATGCTAGTTATTCCAAGACACTAGCCGCGCTGAACACTGCTGGCGTGAGAGCGATCATGCAGCACGAAGCGTATGAGAAGGTTTTTGGAAAGCCTAACTTGCGCAATGACAGCAACGCCAAAGACCACTTTAGGACTAAGGAAGGTGGCGTTGTTTACGCTGCTGGTACTGACGGGACTCTGACAGGTCTGGGTGCTGGCAAGATGCGCGACACGTTCGGTGGCGCAATTATTATCGATGACCCGCACAAAGCCAGCGAGGCCGCGTCTGACACCATGCGTCAGAACGTGCTGGATTGGTTCTCTGTCACCATGGAAAGCCGTCTCAACAACCAGAACGCACCGATCATCGTTATCATGCAGCGCTTGCATGAAGAGGATCTGAGCGGGTGGCTTCTGGATGGCGGTAACGGCGAAGAGTGGGATCACCTGTGCATTGAGGCGATCAAGCCTGATGGTCAGTCGTTCTGGCCTGACAATTCAAACTTTACGCTAGACACCCTGCGCCGGAAAGAGAAAGCCAACTCTTACGTTTTCGCGGGGCAGTATATGCAGCGCCCTGCACCTATCGGTGGCGGTATCCTAAAGGACGCATGGTGGAAGTATTGGAGCGATACGCCAGTATCTGGTGCCGTTGTGTTACCCAAGGTAATCAATCGCACGATCTATGCCGATACCGCACAAAAGACCAAAGAGGAAAACGACTATAGCGTGTTTCAATGCTGGGGGTCGGATCGTGAAGGCCGCAAGTATCTGCTGGATCAGATCAGAGGTAAATGGGAAGCGCCCGACTTGTTGGTGCAGGCTAGGGCATTCTGGAAGAAGCACAAGGCCATATCAAGCAAAGATATGGGCTATCTGCGGTCGATGAATGTAGAGGACAAGGTAAGCGGGACAGGGCTGATCCAGACCCTATCCCGTGAAGGCATCCCGGTTAAAGGCATCAAGCGCAATATTGATAAAGTCACTCGCGGCCTAGATGCTGCCCCAATGGTAGAGACCGGCAATGTGTTCCTGCCGATAAATGCAGACTGGCTCAGTGCGTTTATTGCAGAGGCTAGTGCGTTCCCTAACGGCAAGCATGATGACCAGTTGGATCCGCTCTTTGATGCTGTTACTGACGTTGCTGCGGGTCGTAGCTGGGTTGGGGCTGTTTAAAGCCCCAATTCCAACATAATATCGTCAATATCAACATAGTCGTTTTCAGCGGCAGGTCCAACATGGTTAAAGCCATTATTGACAAATTGGCGAAACCCAAACTCTGCTGACATCCGCGCTTCTGCCGCCGTAGGGTAGTTGCGGCCAATTTCAATATCACCACAGTCACTCCAGACTGTATACATGTACCGGTTGGGGTAGGTGTCGCAAGCTTGGATCGTATGGGCCATGGTGTATCTCCTTTGTTAAACACACAATACCACGGCAAAATACCAAGTCAACAAAAAAAACTATGTAATGGTGGAAGCAGCGGGGGTCGAACCCGCGACCAAGGCGTTATGAGCGCCGCGCTCTACCACTGAGCTACGCTTCCTTGTTGTGGGCATCAAAACGTAATCGTGATATTGTCGCCGGGGTAGAATTTTTGCCGAGCGTGATGCGGCTCCCAGTTCACTAAATCAGTTGATGAACCATCTGGGCAAAAACAGTAACAATTTCCATTTGGCGTCAATGTGATAAGATGGCCATAGCTATCAATATAAGCCACACATTCCCGATCATCTTCTTTGGTTTCGTAGTCAAAGCGCATTGGTTTTCTCCTTTGCTTGTTTGTAGTAGGTTAGTGCTGCGTAAACCACTTCAGATACCTTTAACTGCATTCCAATATCTTGGCAAACCATATTACGCTCTTGATCCACCGCCTCAGCCAACTCATCAGCCGCTTTGACAAGGGCGTCGTGTAGGTCGGCGCGGATGTATCCCACTGTGTATGTAGGTGATACCTCGTCTAGATACCCCGGCATCCCCGGTTCTGCCCAAATCCGTTCCGGCGCTTTAGACATGTCCAAACGTCTCATAAATGTAATCCTCCAGTTCTTCAATTAACTCCGCAGCCCTCTTGATAACCACCTTATCAGTAATGGTTAGGTTGCCTCGTGTCAACATGTGCTTCAAAGCGCTCAATAGCTGCTCGTCGTCGCCATTGAATTCTGGGATTAAGTCAGGATCTTTAGTCATCGGCGGTGTCCTCCACCCCGAACAATTCAAACGCAATATGATCCGCAAGAAAAAACATTTCCTGCTCTCCAGTCTTGATTGAACGCCCATCGTTACTCATCAAGTCAACGAGAGGGTATGGTCCACCATTTCCATCTTCGCAGTTCATGTTAGACATATAATACCCACGTAGGGCATTATATATCGCGTCTCTCTTATCGCACATATCATATCTCCTTTATCCTTCACCCTACATACCCGCCCATTTGCCACCTGTCAACACCCCATCTACAATCACAACCATGACCACAAGCATCATCAATGACACATTCACAGCACTAGCAGGCGGAATGACGCCTACACGCAGCAAGTTTCAGGCTGCGAGCTATACCGCTACGGAATACACAGATCAGCAGCTACTGGCCGCGTACAACGGTTCTGGGCTTGTGTCCCGTGTGGTGGATATACCAGCGAGTGACGCCACCCGGATGTGGCGCGAATGGCAGGCTGAGGCGGATCAGATCACCGATATCGAGGATGTGGAGGCGCAATTCAACGTCAAGGATGTATTGAACGACGCGCTGATTGATGCGCGTTTGTTTGGTGATGGGTATATCTTTATTGACGATGGGACGGAACCATCGGAGCCGCTTGATCCTGAGCGGTCTAAGGGGCTGCGCTTTGTGGTCAAGGTGGATCGCTGGCAGATCAGTGAAGGCACATACGAATATGACCCTCTGAGCGAGTTCTACAATCGACCGTCCTATTATGACCTGTTGGGTGGAGATACTCAGCTTTTGCAGATCCACCCTAGCCGCATTGTGCATCTGGTGGGCCGTAAGCGTAAGTCCTACAACACCATGTCAGGTCGCATGGGTCAGTCTATTCTTGCGCCGATTATGGATAGCCTAAAGGGCTTTGATGCGGTGATGGCTAACGTGGCAGACATGACCATGGAAGCCAAGGTTGATGTGATGAAGATCCAGGGTCTGATGCAGAAAGTCACTGACCCTAACGAATTGGCTGCGCTTCAAGCCAAGCTGCAATTGGCGATGTACACCAAAGGCACAAACGGCGCGCTCATCCTCGATATGGATGAGGAGGAGTGGCAGCAGAAACAGATGGGTTTCGCCACTCTGCCAGACATCATCGACCGTTTCCAAATGGCGGCATCTGGTGACGCTAAGGTTCCGCGCTCTCGTTTGTTTGGCGTCCAGACTGGTGGCCTTGGCGACGCTGGCAAGTCCGACACGCAAGACTATTACGATGGCATCAAGGCGATGCAGGAGAATGAAATACAGCCCGCTCTAACGGTGTTGGATAAGATGATTGTTAAGACCGCTCTGGGCCGTGTTCCAGATGAGGTGCATTACAATTGGCGGTCACTGTATCAGACTGAGCCTAAGACGCTGCAAGAGATTGGCGAGAAGATCACCAAGCGATACGTTGATTTGGTCAACGCTGGTATCTATCCAGAGGAACTGGCGTTCGAGCAAGTTACCAATGAGTTGGTGGAAGCTGGTGTAGCACCTGGGTTGGAGCAGGCGGCGCAGGATTATGCTGCGGCAGTGCAGGCGGGTGATTTGGATGATGGGGGCGAAGAGGATATGATTGACGCATGAAACAAACGTACCTCAGAGATAGCGTAGCAATGCGCGACGTTAAGACCCATAAGGACGGTTACAAAATCGTGCGTGGGCGTGTGGCGCGCACAGGCTTGCAGGGATACCGCCGCTGGGAATTAGGCGATGCGGCTCCTATGGGCGATCCCAATGACGTACTGCAAATCTATCGACCAGATGATGAGGTGTTTGCGGGTAGTGCGGTGAATGGTTGGGCGCATGTGCCTGTGACGCTGGATCACCCGGCTGAATTGGTTACGCCTGATAACGTCAAGGACTACGCGGTTGGTGAGGTTACTTCCCGCGCTCGGATTGATGGAGAATGGTTTGAACTTGAATGGATGGTGAAGGATAGCGCAGGAATTGAGGCGCTAGACACTACTCATTTCGAGGTTTCCGGCGGATACACTGCCGATATGGATTTTACGCCCGGTGTTACGGCAGATGGGCGAAAGTATGATGGTGTGCAGCGGTCTATTGACCCTAACCATTTGGCGCTTGTCCCTAAGGGGCGGGCATTTAGCGATGCTGCCAGCACGGTGGCGAACTGGGGCGCAAAGCCCGTAATCCAAGACAAAGAGGTCAAAATGGATATTAAGACCATTGTCGTCGGGGATAAAGCGGTGCAAGTAGCCGCCTCTGACGCTTCCACTGTTGAACAGGTGATGAAAGATCACAAGGCCGAAATCGAAGCAAAAGACGCTGAGATTGCGGCCAAAGATGAGACCATTGGCGAACTGAAGGCTGAGAACGCCGAGACCGCCAAGAAAGTAATGTCCGATGCTGATATTGCCGCCGCTGTCGTGGCCCGCAAGGCTGTGACTGACAAGGCCGCTGAGTTTATCGACGGGTTCGAAGATAATGGGCAGGCACTGGCTGACATCAAGCGCGATGCTGTCAAGGCGTATCACGGCGATGAAGCGGCTGCCGCTGATGTTACTGACGCTGAGATCAATGGCATTTTCCGCGTAATGAAGGCAGATAAGGTCAATGACGCCGCGCGTGAGGCTATGAAAGAAGGTAAAAAGAAGTCCGAGCAGAAAGGTAGCTGGGATTTCATTAAGAAGCAAAAGAAAGGTGATAACTAATGGCTATTCTTACTGAAGCCAATCGCACCGCTGAGTTCCTGCAATCTGAGGCTAATGGCTATCGTTCGCGATCCACTGCGCAGTTTGACAGCACTACCGATTGGGCTGGCGCTGCTATCCCGGCGGGTCAAGTTTACGCTGTTGTCGGTGGCGTAACTGTCGCGTGGGACGGCGATGCTGTTGATGGCTCCGAAGATGCTGCGGGCATTCTGTTTGAAGCTGTAGACGCCGGTGATGACGTAGAGCGCACGGTAGTAACGCGTGACGCAGAGGTTAAGCGATACAAGCTGACCGCAGATGGCACTAATGCTGAACTTGATGCGACGCTTCTGGCGCTTGGCATCATTGTTCGCGATTAATAGGAAGGACTATTAACCATGGCAACCATGGACGTATTTAAGGCAGACGCCTTTAGCATGATGGAGCTTTCTAGCACCGTCGATAATATGGACTACAACCCGCAAATGCTGGGTTCTATGAACCTGTTTGAAGATAAGCCGGTTCGACAAAAGACGGTCATGATTGACCGCAAGGACGATACTCTGTCTCTGATTGGGTTCTCTGAGCGTGGATCGGCTCCGCAGCAAAACCAGCGTTATGACCGCAATACCCTGTCGCTGACCATTCCGCGTCTTGCAATTCAGGATACTGTTTGGGCATCTGAGGTTTCTGGGCTGCGTGAGTTCGGCACCGAAAGCGAACTGATGACTGTGCAGCGTGAAGTTGCTGACCGTCTCGCGAAGATGCGCCAGAAGGTCGAATACACCGAAGAATACCTGCGTCTTGCTGCCATTCAGGGCCTTGCGCTTGATCCGGCTGATGGCTCGACTTACTACAGCTACTACACTGAGTTCAACGTCACTCAGGATACCGCTACCTCGTTCGAGCTGGACGTTGATACCACTGACGTGGCTGGAATTTGCC